GTGAGAGACGTGGAAAAGGCCTACTCAGCTTTGCATGTCAAAGATGTGCGCGAAGATACTGAGTACGTGTACATATCTGGCATCGCCTCGACGCCTACTGTGGACCGACAATCGGACGTAGTAGACCCCCTTGGCGCTCGATTCAAGACGCCCATGCCGTTGCTGATGCAGCATCGGCACGACTCTCCTGTAGGGCACGTTACATTTGCCAAGCCGTCTAAGACGGGGATTCCTTTTGAGGCTCGCTTGCCGATCATTCGAGAGGCTGGGCTACTCAAGGATCGGGTGGATGAGGCGATCCACTCGCTCAAGTACAAGCTGATCGGCTTCGTGTCGATTGGATTTAAGGCAGTTGAGGGCGCTGTAAAGCGACTGGAGAACGGCGGCCTGAAATTCGAGGAATGGACCTGGCTTGAGTTGAGCATCTGCACGATTCCGGCGAACCCGGACGCGGTGATTTCTTCAGTCAAGGCAATGGACGAGGGAGATCGCCTCCCCCAAGGGCTGATTGCCAGCATCAAGGCAGCCGGTATGCGGAGCCGCAACGGCGGCGTCCCCTTGATCCAGATAGAGCCGCAGGCTCAAGCGCGACCCGCGGGCGGCGCAGTGCGTCTGCTGGGCCAGTCCAAGTGACGGCCGAAGAGTTGAGAGAAAACCTTTTCCCCGGCCTGCCGAGGGTATTGGCAGCGATGCGGGAGCTTGAGATTTCGATTGAGCGCGACTTGATGGGTTGCCAAGAGACCCTCGCGCGGGCGACCGCTAGCCTTGATCGTTTTCTGGCTTTTGCGGAGAAGTTTGAAGCATCGTCGTGAGACGACAAGGCACGTCGTGAGACGTTCCAGCGCGCCCATGCGGGCCGACACCGGGGCGTAACCCGGCCAATTCCTAACGGCTCGCTTCGGCGGGCCGTTTGCATTTTCAAGCAGCCATCCACCCGTGGAACGGTGGTGCAGGGCATCCCGTGGAACGGACGCCGCATGACTGCCAGCCGACTGCCGAGAGGCAGCCAACCGCATCGCCACACGGCGAAGCATCCCAGCAAGAAGGAAACGAGAAGATGGCAGGCAAGACGATTGCCGAGCAGCTGGCGTCGCTGAAGGCGACCCGCGAGGCTCACAGCACCAAGCTCAGTGCGACCCTGCAGAAGTCTCTGGACGAGGGCCGCACGACCAACACCGCCGAGGCCGAAGAGTGCGACACGCTCGAAGGCGAGATCAAGGCGATCGACGGCGACATCGCGCGCCTGACCCGGCTCGAGGCCATGCAGGCGAAGGCGGCCGTTCCGGCGACCCCGAACGTCGCGGCCAACCAGCCGGCGAACGACGGCACCCGCGTCAGTTCGCTGCAGCTGAAGCAGGAAGAGAAGTTGGCCCCCGGTATCGCGTTCGCGCGCTATGCCATGTGCCTGACCAAGGCCAAGGGCAATCACCAGGTCGCGTTTCAGCTGGCCGAGCGGCACTACCCGAAGACCGAGCATGTGGTCCGCACCCTGAAGGCCCAAGCCGAAGGCGCTGACCTTCAGGACATGCTCCGCACCAAGGCCGCGGTCGCTGGCGGCACCAGCACGGATTCGACATGGGCCGAGCCGCTGGTCTACGCCGAGACGTTCATGGGCGACTTCATCGAGTACCTGCGCCCGCGCACGCTGATCGGCCAGGCGCAGTTCCGGCCGGTTCCGTTCAATGTCCGCATTGGCGGGCAGACCAGCGGCGGCACGGCTGGATGGGTCGGTCAGGGCAAGGCCAAGCCGGTCACCAAGTTCGACTTCAACGCCACGACCGTTCCGTTCACGAAGGTCGCGGCGATCGCAGTCATCACGCAGGAGCTGGCGCGCTTCTCGAGCCCGTCTGCGGAAATGCTGGTGCGCGACTCGCTGGCGGATTGCGTGATCGCTCGCGTTGACGCCGACCTGTTCGATCCGGATCTGGCGGCCGTCGCCAACGTGTCGCCTGCGGGCCTGCTGAACGGCGTGTCGCCGGTGTCGTATGCCGGCAACTCGATCGACTACGCCGATCCCGATACGGTCCGCTGCGCGATCGCTGCGCTGTGGGCGCCGTGGGATTCGACCTACATCGGTTCGCGCCCGGCCTACTACACGACCCCGGCTGTGGCGCGCCACCTGTCGCTGTCGCGTGAGGCGCTGGGTACGCCGGCGTTCCCCGGCGTGACCATGACCGGCGGAACGCTGGGCGGCGTCCCGCTTCGTGTTTCTCAGTACCTCGCGAACAACGGCGGTTCCGGCGGCGCTCCGTTCATCCTGGTCGACGAGGCCGAGGTCTATCTGGCCGATGACGGCGCGGTCACGCTCGATATGTCCGACGTTGCGGCCATCGAGATGGACGGCGCCCCGTCTGGCAGTTCCGCCACGCCGACCGGCGCTTCGCTGGTTTCGATGTGGCAGACGAACAGCATCGCCTTCCGGGCGGAGCGGTTCATCTGGTGGGGTGCCCGCCGCAGCGGCGCGCTGCAGTGGATCGACGGTTTCCCGACCGGCTGCTGATCGGTTTCACCTTGGGGGGGCGCCTTCGGGCGCCCTCCTACTTTCTGGAGTAGGCAATGGCGACATCCATCATCAATTCGACTGCGAACGCGGCTACCTCGGAGCCTTTCAATGTTACCGACGTTCTTCCTGTCGTCATCAATCTGAGCGGCAAGGCATCTGCCATCGATCACGCGATGGTCGCTGTTGAACTGCAGTCGAGCAGTGGCGAGTGGATGCACGTTCGCACGCTGTTCGCCTCCCGCCCGACCACGACCCTTAACGCTGCCGGAACCTATCGCGTGCGCAAGCCCGCGTCTACCGGCGCATTCGGCGTTGATCGCGGAGACATCGCATGAGAGTGACCCCGACCAAGGGCAAGTTCGGCAAGTATTCGCCGGGCGACGCCTTCAACCTGCCCGCGAAGATCGCGCGGGTTTTCATCAAGAAGGGAAAGCTGGCCGAGGTTCCCGAGGCAGTCGCGCCCGTCGTGCCGGCGCCCGTCGCCGATCTCGATCCCGTCGCCGATCTCGATCCCGTCGCCGAGGCGAAGGACGTTCGCCAGTACGAAACCCGCATGCTGACCGCTGCGCAGGCCTACGAGACGAAGGCCGAGGAAGCGCCCTACGGCTACAAGGCTGACGGCACGCCGCGCAAGCGTCCGGGCCGACCTGTCGCGCCGGTTGAGGGCTGAAATGCGAATCTTCGGAATCGAAATCAAGCGAGCCGAGAAGGCGCTGACGGCGGTTCCGGACCATCGCGGCGGCTGGCGCAGGATCCTCGAATCGTTCGCCGGTGCGTGGCAGCAGAACGTCGAGGAAAAACAATCGACGCTGATCTGCTACCCGACGCTGTACGCCTGCATCATGCGGATCGCGACCGACATCGGCACGCTGCCGTTCCAGCTCAAGATCCGCGACCGCGAATCTGGCGTATGGAAGGACGCCTATTTGCAGGGCATTAGCGAGCTTCTGCGGAAGCCGAACCATTACCAGACCGCGCAGCAGTTCCGCGAGGCCTGGGCGCTGTCCAAGCTGATGCACGGCAACACCTATGCGCTCATTCGCCGTGACGCGCGCGGCAATCCGGACGCGCTCTACATCCTTGACCCGTGCGCCGTGTTGCCGATGGTGTCGGACACCGGCGACGTGTTCTATCAGATTCGCTACTCGACGTCAGAGAACCTGCTGCCGGCTGACTACCCGGCCGCAAACATCGTCATCCCGGCGCGCGACATCATCCACGACCGCTGCGTCACGCTTCACCATCACCTGATCGGCGTGCCGCCCTTGTGCGCCGCCTACTGGCCGGCGGTGAAGAACCTCAAGATTCTGAAGAACGCGGCCACATTCTTCGGCAATGGCGCACAGCCCGGAGGCATCCTGACCGCGCCGGCGGGAATGAGCGAAACTGACGCGGCCGCAGTCAAGGCCTATTGGGATTCCAACTTCACCGGCGAGCACCGCGGCAAGGTCGCCGTGATCGGCGCGGACATGAAGTTCACCGCGTTCGCCTTCAAGGCGGCGGATTCCCAGCTGGTCGAGCAAATGCGTTACTCGGATGAGCAGATCTGCCAGCCGTTCGGCATCCCGCCTTTCATCATCGGCATCGGGTCGGTCCCGGCCGGGCTGAAGGTCGACGACATGGCGAACATGTACTACCGCTTCGCGCTGCAGTCGCCCATCGAGAGCATGGAGTATCTGCTGGATGAGGGGATAGGCGTGAGCTTCCCCTACGGCATCGAGCTCGACCTCGAGCCACTCCTGCGCATGGATCCGGTGAAACAGGCCGAAGTGCAGACCAAGCTGGTCGGCGGAATGATCCGGACGCCGAACGAGGCGCGCAAGCGGTTCAACGATGGGCCGACAGCGGGCGGCGACACGCTTTGGGGCCAACACCAGGATTATCCGCTGGGCATGCTGCGCGATCGCAACGACCTGAACCCGGCTCCCGCCCCTGCGCCGGCAGTTGAACCGCCGGAGGAAGACCAGACGGACAAGGCGCTGGCCGTGCTGTGGAAGAAATCACCGGAGAGCTACGCCCATGCCATTTGACGTGACCAAGTTCGTCGGTGAGATTCAGGAGTACATCGGCCGCGCAGTGTCGCCGCTGGCAGCGCGAATCAAGGCGCTGGAAGACCGGCCGGCGCCTGACCTTGCGCCGCTGATCGCCGAGCAGTCCAAGGCCGCCGTTGCAGCGCTGCCAGTGCCGAAGGACGGCAAGAGCGTCAGTGTCGAAGACGTGGCCCCGCTGATCGCCGATCAGGTGAAGTCAGCCGTCGCGGCCCTGCCGCCAGCCGCGCCCGGCAAAGACGCCGACCCGATCGACGTCAAGGAACTGATGGGTGAGATTGCTAGCGCACCCGAGGTGAAGCTGGTCATTGACGCCATGGTCGCCGAGGCGCTTGCGCCCGCCATTGCCAAGGCGCTGCCGGAAGCGGTCGCGAAGGCGCTTCCCGATGCCGTGGCTGTGTACCTGAAAGCCAACCCGCCGAAGGATGGCGTGGACGGCACGAGCGTCGCGCCGGAAGCCGTGGCCGCGATGGTAAGCGAGCAGGTGAAGTCCGCAGTATCCGCAATCCCGCCGCCGAAGAACGGAGCCGATGGCGTTGGCCTCGCCGGCGCGCTGATCGACCGAAACGGCGAGCTGGTCATTACCCTGACGAATGGCGCCGTGAAGTCGCTCGGCAAGATCGTCGGCAAGGACGGTGATCGCGGAAATGACGGCCTGAGCATGGAGGCGGTGACGCGCACCTATGACGCCGATGCCCACGAAGTCGTGGAGCGCTGGGCGGTGGGCGGGGTGGCCAAGGAACTGCGCTATCCGGCCGGAGGGATTCGCCCCGGCGGTTTCTGGAACGAAGGCGAAAAGACGCTGGCGATGCAAGTCAAGACGCACGACGGCCACGCATGGGTTGCGCTTCGCGATACGACAGCCAAGCCAAGCACGGACAACCCGCAGGACTGGCAGCTGTTCGTACGGAGAGGAACGCCGGGGCGGGATTTGCGCGACGCGAAGGCACCGGAGCCGGTCAAGCTGGGGACGACCAATGCCTGATCTGGTTTCGCTTGACCAAGCGCGGCAGCACCTGCGCCTTGACTCAGACAGCGCCGGCGGCTCGGATGATGCGTGGCTTGAAACGTGGATTCCAGCTGTCTCGGAATCCATCGCGCTTTGGTTGAAAGACAGTTTCCGCCTGTACCTGTGGCAGCTCGACAGTAACGGCGACACGATCCTCGACAGCTCCGGCGAGCCGGAATTACAGCTTGATGGCGACGGCGAGCCGATCATCAGGCCAATCGTCCGCGCCGCCTGCCTTGTCGAGCTCGCATCGCAGTACCGGTTCCGCGAAGGTGAGGGCGACAACGCCGTGACGCCTGACGCTGGCCATGGCTACATGCTCAACAAGGCCTCGACGGCGCTGCTGTCTGGCCTGCGCAAGACGACGATCAGCTGATGCCCGCCTTGGCCACCGGCAAGCTGCGCCACAAGGTCGCGTTGCAGCAGCGGATCGAGACGCAGGACGGCACGTCTGGCGACATGCTGGTTTCGTGGCAGACCATCGCCGAGCTATGGGCGGAAATCGTGCCAATGTCAGCGCGCGAGTTCCTGGCGGCGCAGGCCGAGCAGTCAGAGGTTCGCGGACGCATCATGATCCGCTATCGCGAGGGCGTTGACCCAACGATGCGGGTTGTCTACCGCGGCGAGTATTACGTGATCCATGGCGTGATGCGGGACGCTGAGTCAGGCCGTGAGCACTTGACCCTCATGGTCGGCGTTGGAGTAAGGGTCGAGAACTAACGGCGAGGGTGAGGCATGAAGACGTGGGATGAAATCATCGCGGGCATCGCTAAGGCGGCTCGCGAGAATGAGGAACGGATGATGAAGGCGACAGAGACTCTCGCCGTCGCATCAAATCAAGAGTTCACCGAACAGGAGCGAGAGGATCTCCGCAAGCAGGCTGAGAATCGCGCAATCGAGAAGATCGAGTCTTTCTTGCACAGGATTGCCTTCGCTCAGTGGTGACCACATGGGCGCTACTCGCCCCCGGCCCATCAATGTCGGCCGAGCTGGCGCAGCGTGTGCGGCATCTTCCGACAGGCGCTGTCAATTGCGCTTACGAGCTTGCGCCGTGGGCGCGGTTCATCGCAGCGAGCGACGGCGGATGGTGGCGCAAGTATCCCGATGCGCGGGCCGCGAAGTGCAAGCGGTTCTGCATGGGCGAGGCGTTCGATACCACGCTGGTTCGGCTGCCGTGGTCTGGCAATCATGTGAACAGCGGCGTTCTGGCGCTGGAGTGCGCAAGGCGCGAAGGCGCAACACGCATCCTGCTGCTGGGCTTCGACATGCACGGCTCGCACTACTTCGGCGCGTACACCAACGGCCTGCGCAACACGCTGCCGCACCAACGGGCGGAGCACCTGCGGCAGTACGCGAAGTGGTGGCGGCTGCACCACA